CACTATCTTCGCTACATGGACGATATGCTGATTGTCGGGAATAACCGCACAGAATTGGAGCAAATCTGGAAGGATGTTGATAAGCGCTTACAAGAAATCGGCTTTGAACTGCATCCCACAAAAACCCGCATTATCCCGATTCGCGACGGCATCATGTTCCTTGGTTTTGAATACAGGCTGACCGAGACAGGCAAGGTGATTATGAGCATCGACCCAACGCGGGTAAAAGCTATTCGTCGGAAGCTGTATCGGATGGTCAAGAAAGCAAAGGCCGGATTGCTAAACAGGGCGAAAGTGGATGAAAGCTACCAAAGCTGGCGAAGCCATGCCGCGAAAGGAAACAGTTGGAAGCTGCTCAAACGGATGGATATTTACTACAACAGTTTATGGAGGTGCGAAACATGTGCATAATTCAGCGAAACGAAATCGCACGTTTGCAGCGCGAGAATGATCGGCTGCGGATGGCATTAAACGAAAAGACCGAGGAACAGGAATCCGCGCTGGTTGAACTGGCTGAATTGTTCGCCGCGCAGGACGATGCAATTGTAGAACTGGCTGAAATTCTGGCTGAGTAAGAAAGGAGAATTACCATGGCAAAGATTTATTACAACCGTATCAAGGCTGGTATCATGACGATCGAAGACGTTCCCGCCCGTTGGCGTGCCGCTGTGCAGGCTATGCTGGATGAGGATGAGCAGGAATGAAACAGGCCGTAGTGATCGACGCGAACGAAGTACGGGAAATCCTGGCCGAGAAGTTCGGCGTACCCGTGGAGAGCGTGATTAAAAGCCAGTATTCCTATACGGTGATTCTGCCGCAAAAGGATACGGCTGAGGTAAATTAAAGGTCGCTTTAATACACCTGGGAGGTAGTGAACGATGTACACGGCGAAGGACGCAGAGTCCCTTATTGCCCGCCTGAAATCATCTGGTACGGGCAAGGCTGAGATCATCCGCCAGGTCGCAGAGTTATGCCTCGGTTGGCCTTATGTATGGGCCAGTAACGGGCAGATGTGCACGCCTGAATGGCGGCGCAATCGCATCCCCTACTGCCCGGAGCAGAAGTATGTGGACATGATCCGCAACAACTGCCCGGTGCTTAACGGTTCGCAGGAGCAGGCCATTGTCCCGTATTCCGGCGGAAAGATCAGCCCGGTTTCCTGTGCTGGCTGTAAATGGGATGGGTGCCGGTGTTTCGATTGTCAGGGTTTCGTGCATTGGCTGTTTGAATGCGTCGGGGTCCCCCTCTATGGTGCCGGAGCGACAACACAGTGGAGCACGGCCAGCAACTGGGCAGCGCGTGGAGAAATAGCCTCCATGCCGCCCGGGCTGGTGTGTGCTGTGTACAAGCGCAAGGAAGATAAAATGTCGCATGCGGGCATGAGCATGGGCGACGGGTCTGGCGGCGTGATTCATTGCAGCACCATTGTCAAGCGCGGAAATGCCTACACGGATAATCCGAAGTGGACACACTGGGGCATCCCTGCCGGGCTGTACACCACCGACGAGCTGAGAAAGGCAGGCATTGACGTGGACGAAAGCAAGAATGTTCCTACCCTGCGGAGAGGCAGCCAGGGAGATGCGGTCATGGAATTGCAGGCGCTCTTGAATGCTAAGTATGGCGCAGACCTGGAAGTGGATGGTAACTATGGCAAGGCCACAGAAGCGGCAGTCAGAGCTTTCCAGAAGGCTCACGGCTTGACCGCTGACGGCGTTTGCGGACCAAAGACATGGAAGGCTCTTGGTGTGGTCGGGAACATCAACCCACCCGCCGATAACGGGAACAACGAACTCCCTCAGCCTAAGCCTGAACAGCCGCAAACCATAACGATTCCGCTGACCGACTGGCAGGAACTCAAGGCAGCCGTCATGGCAGCGTATCACATAATCAAACAATATGAGGGGTGATGTTTATGGACTGGGGTAGTATTGTCCCGGCACTGATTACAGGGCTGCTGTCACTTGCTGGCGTATATTTTGCAAACAGAAAAAGCTCTGCTCTGATTGAGTACCGCTTGAAAGAGCTGGAAAAAAAGGTGGACCGACACAACCAGGTCGTGGAGCGCACATATCAGCTCGAAGGGCGCATGAACGAAGCCGAACACGATATTCGGGACTTGAAAGGAGCGACAAAATGATGGATTGGAAGAATTGGTTCAAGGCCGCTGGTATCCGCGCTATCCGTACCTTCGCCGAAGCAATGCTGGCCTATATCGGCACGGGGGCTATTGTGCTTGGTGATGTAAATTGGCTTGCCGCGCTGTCCGCTGGCGCGTTCGGCGCTGTGACCGCTATCCTGCTGGCGCTGACTGGCCTGCCCGAAGTGGAAAAGCTGAAACCGCCCGAGGATATTTATTGATGGGTCAACTATAACGCCTGACAGCCGCCCCATTCCGGGGCGGTTTTTGCTTATCCGGGAGGAAAGATTATGGCAAAAAATGAGGAACTTATCCAGGAGATTTTGGGCCAATACCGGAATCGTGGCGCATATGTGCCGAAAACAGCAGCGGAGAACAAGGCCCGCGCCGAGGATGAGGTAAGGGCCTATTACGATCAGCTCCGGCTGGGCGCACAGCAGCAGCAGGAACGCGCCGACCTTGCCTTACAGCAGCAGCGGGCGGGTTTGCAGGATACCTATGACCGGCAGCGGGAGGCCAGCGCTCAGGAGTATCGGCAGCGGTATTCTCAGGCTGATCGTCAAATGTTGAGCCGTGGCATGCAGCGTTCGTCCTACGGCGCTCAGGTGTTGGCGAATATCGGCCAGCGTGGCGCTGAGGCACAGCAGAGGCTTTGGGACGCGCAAGGCGCTGCGGAGGGAAACATTGACGCACAGCGGGCACAGCTTGCCCAGCAATTGGGGCTGCAATTACAGCAGTACGACGCAAGCCGGGCCGCCGACGTGCAGAAGCGTGCGCGTGAATTGGAGGATCAGGAATACGAGCGGCAAGTGGCAGACCAGGCCAGGCGGGATCAGACCGGGATGCAGTTGGCTAACATGCTGCGGCAGGCCGAGCGTGACCAGATCAGCGATGAGCAGTTTGAAAAACAGTTTGGCCTGAGCAAACAGCAATTCGAGGCACAGCTTGCCAACCAGGAATGGCAGCGCCAGTACCAGGAAGGCCGGGCGAAGGTTTCGGATGAACAGTGGGCGAAACAGTTTGAGAACCAGCTCGCCAACCAGCAGTGGCAGCGGGATTATCAGGCCGCGCGGGATGCCGTTTCTGATTCTCAATGGCAGCAGAATTATGATTTCAACGCCCAGAAGTGGGCCGACACTCTGGCTGAACAGCTCTATCAGCGGCAGTATCAGGAGGCCAGGGACGCCGTTAAAGACGATCAGTGGGAAAAGACTTACCAGCTTCAGGCCATGCAATCTGGCGGCAGCGGGTCCAGGGTTGGTTCCGGGTCCGGTTCTGTCGTTGGCGGCATGAGTTCCAGCGAATCCGCGATAGCCGAGGCATTGCGGAATATGTCAACGGCAGAAAGGGCGGCCTTTTTCCAGAGCCAAATCCGCTCTGAAACCGATAAGGCGATTGCCGCGCAGGCAGCGAAAGAACAGGAAGCAAAAGCCAAAGCCAAAGCCAAAGCGAAGGCCAATGCGCCGAAGGGGCTGACTGGGCCCGGGCAGACATCTCAGGCATTGTCTACGGCCGATATAATAAGGGGCCTTACGCCCGCAAATTCTTCCGGCGCGGCAAACGTACGGTCCGTTACGCCAACCACAAAAGTATTGCAAGGCCCGGTCAATATGGACATTTTGAACCAGATGAACGCGAAAAGCGCTTCTACCGGTATCCGGTTTGAAAGCGAATTGGAGAACGCGCTGAAAAATAAAAAGAAATAAAGAGGGATAGCCATGTCAAGATTTGATCGGATGACAACTCAGGACTGGGCGATTCGTGATGCAATCAATGATGTTTTGCAGGAGAATAACCGTCCAACGAGTGATTATACCTATTCGGCCATTCCTGAGGAAACGCCCGCTCCGTCTGTAATGCCGTCTGTGCAGGACGCTGCTGCCATTGATTCTGGCAATGGTGTGCCACAATCTGCGGCTCCCTATGTCGATTATTTTGCGCTCCTGAATCCTGGTGAAACGCCCGCAAGTGCGCTTGAGTCGAAGCTGTCTCAGATGCAATCCATGCCCGACCTTTCGACGGAACCTGTTTCCAGTGGGAAGTGGTGGGCGGGGGATACACCGACCTATGCGGAATCTGTTGCGCAGTTGTATCGGATGAAGGACAGCATGACGCCCGAACAGTTCGACGCATATGCGGCACAACTTGACGCGGCGAAGAACAATCCTGCAAGTGGGTTTTATCACAATCCTTATACCGGCATTACCAGCCCTTATGTTGAAGCTATCTCCAAGCTTGGTATTGACGTGAGCGGCGGGATCAATGACGAGTGGATTGCCAAGAATCAATATTTGCTGCAAGGTGCACGGTATACAGACGCCGGGACCACCCCTGCCGCGCCGACAAAGACCAGTACGGCGGCTCAGAATGCGGCATACTATTATTATCAAATCCAACGCAACTACGCCGACACAAAGGAAGTGCTCAACGAAGAAGCCGCGCTGAAAGACGACATTGCCTATTGGGTTGGACGTGATGATTTGAACCTGTCCGATCAGGAAATCCTTGATAGACTTGACTGGAAGGGCAAATACAAATACCTGCAAGGGCTGAAAAACGCACAGGCTGATGGTCATGTGTACAACTATACCCAGCCCATCGACTATAACCCTGACAACCTGCTCGGGTATGTTTGGGCAGCCAGGAACAATGGCGGGACCGGCAACTCTGAATTGGATGCTGTCAATGCCGCCCTTGGCCGTGGGAACGTCTGGAAAGAAAACAAAGAGATTAGCGATAAGCTGACTTTCGGTAACGATAATTTTGCGCCATATACGGTCAAGAGTACCCTGGACGAACCAGCGCGATACTTTGGAAAAAAAGAATTTGAACCTGGCTGGGCTGAAAAGGTAGCCAAGGACATTGACTTGAACAACCCGGAAGAAGTAAAGAACTGGAAGTTGGTATATAACGCCGAAAAGTTTACAGCGCAGGCCGAAGCGGAAGTCAAGACGATGTATGACCGGATAGATTACCTGATTGAAGAAGGCTATACCGATCCTGAAGAAATCGTAAACGGGCTTTTGGACAAGTGGGGCAGCGATGACCCTGCCCTGACTGCGCTGCAAAAACTGGATGCCAGCCTGGTGCTGCCCGACAAATTGTTGGACACCACCCGTCCCATCAATTACAGCAAAAAGGGCATTCTGGATTATATCAACCAGGAGGTCGCAAAGAAGACAGGGAAGGAAAACCTGCCAGCGTTCGGGATGCGTGTCACCGAGATGATGGGCACGAACATTGTGCACGGGAATGGGCAGGCCCCCGCTCAGGTTGATGTGGCCGCTACCGTTGCGCCTACGCCGACGCCCGGCGTAAACCCGATGGATCAGCCGAGAGGCACCGACATATCTGCTACTGACCGCATCCTGAATACTCCTGCGCCGACGGCAACCACGACACCTGTTCCTACCCCCACGCCGACGCCTACGCCTCCCCCTGTGGTGGATCAGACCGCTCAGGCTGTCAATGCCGCGCAAACGAAAAATGTGCGAGACGCGGTAAAGACCATCCTGGCGACCGGTACACCTGACGAAAAGATGGTGCTGAACCTGGCCCCGACTGCAAATGCAGAAGGTGCTGCCGCTGAGATGGCCGGAAGCGTGCAGACCGGAACAGCCAATGCCGGGACGCTGTACGAAACCACGGCGAAGCAGGCGCAGGATTATACGGCGGCGCATTATCTGGACGCCCAGAAAGCTATTCAGTATTATAATGGGCTGCAATCCGCGCAGTCCGATTTGCAAAAACAGCGCGGAGAGATTGTTTCCGAAATCAATAAAATCAGCATATCCCGCGACAGGGACCAGCTGGTCCATTTGAATGCTTTGCAGGATCAGCTTGCCGCTCTTGACGGCCAAATTACCGCCCAGGAGCAGCAGATTTCCGCTTTCCAATGGCATTACGATCAGGCCCAGGATCAGATGAAAACCATGCAGAGCATGCAGGATGCGGCGGCCATGCAGCGCGTGCTTATGGATAATCCGGGCATTGACCTGTCTACTGCGGAAGGCAGGCAGGCTATGGATGAAGCCAAGGCGCAGCAGAAAGCGCTGACCAATTCCATCAATCTTGTAATGAGTGTTGGCAGCCAGTACAAGCCTACACAATGGTCGGCAAGTACCGTATTCGACGATATGCTGGGCAACGGCTACACGGTGCAGGATACCGCCCGCGTCGCCAATTCCATCATTGCCGAGGCAGACAAAGACCTGACCGCTTTGAATCAGTCCATTGACCAGATGCAGGCGGCAGGTATGCAGATTCCCCGCGAATATGTTTCCAACCTGGACCGCGAAAAGGCAAGACTGGAAAAGCAGAAACAGGAAGCGGAAGATTATAAGCTGCGTACAAGGGCTGATTTCGCCCAGGTGGTTGAAGATGCAAAGAAGGACGCTCTATCCAGCGGAAAGCGCGGCCTTGCGCTCTATGCTGCCGATCCGTCTTACGATCAGGCGGAAATCACCCTGGCCGATAATCTGAGCATGCTTGCTCAGGCTGGGAATGTGAACAGCCGGGATGCAGTCCAGCCTCATACGCAGTCCTATATGGGCGAACTGACGCAGGAAGAACGGGACACCTATCTGTATAAGCTGAAAAAAGAGGGGGAACAGGCCGCCTGGGATTACTATAACGGTCTGGCCGATGCCGTCAATGTGCGCCGGACGATGGCACAGAACGAGGAGCTGGCGGCTTTCGCTCAGGAAATGCCTGTTCTGGCTGCTATTACTTCTATTGGGATCAGCCCCGACACGATTAAGAGCGCCGGTTATGTTGCCGCTTCTCTCATCGGTGGTCAGGAAATAAACCCTTACAGCAGGTTCTTTGATTCCACCTGGGCGACCGGTACACTCGATCAGAACGCAAAAGAAAAGATTCTGGAACCGCTGGAAGATGGGAGCCTTGCCAAGACGATTGCAGGCATTGGATATGATGCGGTCACCAGCGGCGCAAAAAGCATGCTGAATACCGCCCTGACCGCGCCTCTTGCTGGCGGCAGCGCTTTCCTGGGTGCCCTGCCTATGGGCATTCAGGCGGCAGGTGCAACAGCACAGCAGACCAAACTTTCAGGCGGCAGCGATATGCAGGCCGCATTGATGGCAGGCGTCACCCTGGCTGCTGAAACCCTCAGTGAAACTATCACTACGCAGAACATTGCAAAAGCCATTGACAGCGGTGCGAAGGGCGTCAAGGGGGCTGTCAGGAAAGTCCTTTCCAATGACCTGGTGGAAGAATTTTTCGGTGAATCTGCTACTCAGCTTGTCGAAGGTCTAACCGATGATGCTATTATGGGCGAACTCTCCCAGCGCAATCAGAAGATCAAAGAATATGAGCAGACCATGAGCCATGAGGAAGCTGTCAGGCAAGCTGATAAGGATTTTTGGGCCGATGTTTTGACCGCTGGCGTGACCGGCGCTCTGTCTGCTATCGGCACTTCCGGAGCTGGCTATGTCGCTGGGCGTCTGACTGCCACTCAAAACACCACCCAGCCTTCCGCCGAAGGCCAGGTTCGCGCAACCGCTCTTGCGAACGGTCTGCCGCTGGATCGTGTCACACAGGACATGACAGCCAGAACCGTGACCATGCTCACATCCTCCCTGAACGCGGACAAGGGCAGCCAGGTGCAAGCCCTGAGCGCGGCGCTGTTCCCCGTCACCGGGGACGCGCAAGGCCAGCGGGCGGCGGTTTCCGCCGGTCTGCATATGGCGAATCAGTTCGGTTCTGAGCAGGCCGTCGCCGTAGCGCAGGATGTGATTCTGGGTGCGGCACAGGAAGGCACAGTCCAACAGGCCGTAAACGAAGCCATGCGCGTTGCAGCGCTGGGGCAGGGTGAAGCCGCTGCCGTGCTGGACAGGATCAACCGGAACGGCGTGGAGCCCGGGGACGTGCAAGCCCTGATCGATGCGGCGAGCCGTGACGCGCAGAATCCCGCCATTGCTGACCGGATGCAGGCTATCATCCACAATGACCGGGTAGCCAGCCGGACACGCGACCTGATCGGCCAGGGCGCTCTGAACGGCGTGAAGCCCTATGAGCAGGCATACAGCCAGGCCAAAGCCCAGGAAGCCCAGACCCAGCAGAACCTTGAAGCCGAGCAGGAACGCGCTAAAGCTATGGGTGAACACCTGCAAACCGTTCAAGCCCAGCATGTGGAAGACCCGACCAATCCGGCCCTTGCTGGTGCCATGAAGCAGGCTGTCAAGGACGTGGCTGGCCAGGTAAAAGTGGTGGGCGAATATCAGCAGGGCCTGGAGAACCAGCAGCAGAAAACGCAGGACGCGGAAAAGGATCTGAACCGTGTGCGCGAAGAAGCCATGACAAAGGTCCGTGAACAGGCTATTGCGGATGTGCAGGCAGAGGAACAGGCAGAGGCGCAGGCGGCAGCGGAAGCCCAAACAGCGGCAGAAGCGGCGGCATTGGCTGAAGCAGAAGCCCAGGCCCAGGCAGAGCAAGCCCCTGCCAGCAATCCAAACGCAGGCACCGTCTACACCAACGATCAAGTCCCTGTATCCTACCATTGGGCGCTCGTCCCTGCCTCCGACCTCGTAACCAGCAACACGGACACCGGCGAAGCAAACAGCGCCTATCCCGCCGAATTGCAGCCTCGAGACAGAACGCGGGCAGCCAGCCAGGATCAGGTTGCCGGGATGGTCCGCAATCTGAACCCTGCCCGGCTGGGCGAAAGCGCGGATGCACAGAACGGCGCCCCGATTGTTGGGCCTGACAATGTGGTTGAAAGCGGAAACGCCCGGACCATGGCAATCAGGCAGGCAATGGCAAGCAACCCCGAAAGCGCGGCCCGCTACACCCAGTATGTGCGCGACAATGCGGCGCGGTTCG